AAGAAGCTCAAGGCCAAGTGGACTCCTGAATTAGGTCAGGACCTCAACGCCTACCACAACCTCGACGCTGAGGTTGAGCTTACGTCGATTCTCTCTGAGCAGATTGCTCTTGAGATTGACCGCGAGATCCTTGAGGATCTCATCAAGGGTGCCCGCGCGGCAACCTACTACTGGAGCCGCTCCCCCGGCCTGTTCGTTAACCGCGAGACAGGTGCTGAGGTTGGTGCCAGTGCCCTCGCTCCCGACTTCACGGGTACAGTTAGCGAGTGGTATGAGACTCTGATCGAGACAGTCAACGACGTCTCGGCTCAGATTCACCGCAAGACGCTCCGAGGCGGCGCGAACTTCATTGTTTGTTCCCCCGAGGTTGCTTCTATTCTTGAGATGACCGCTGGTTATCGTGCCAATGTGACCGTCGATTCCGATCGCGGTACTGTCGGTGCGGTGAAGGTTGGTAACCTCTCGAAGAAGTGGGATGTTATGGTTGACCCTTACTTCCCACGCAACGTCGTCCTGGTTGGCCGTAAGGGCAATAGCTTCCTTGAAAGTGGCTATGTGTACTCACCTTACGTACCTCTCCAGGTGACTCCCACGATCTTCGGTGTTGAGGACTTCGTGCCTCGTAAGGGTGTTATGACCCGCTACGCCAAGAAGATGGTCCGACCCGATATGTACGGTCTGGTTGTCGTTCGTGGATTGCTTGGTGAGTCTGGCGGTTGATAAACCGGTAGCTTAAAAAGCAAAACAGAAGCCCCGTTCTCTTAACTGAGAGCGGGGCTTTTTTTATTAAAAGAGTTATTATGACCATTGGAAACTACTTACCACTAGTCATAGGAGTTTTTATGTATGGCCATACCGACATTAAGACCAAGTAGTCAAATAAGCAGGTCTATTCTGACATCCACTGGCTCCCACGCGGATGTCTCGGCCGGCCTGCCTTTTGGGATATATGCGTCCAACGCTTTCGTATCTGGCGCTGTTGATCAGGTGGCGTACACCTACAGCAAGCTTGGTGGCGAAGTACTAGACATTGAGTTAAAAACCTCACAAGTTTATGCCGCTTACGAAGAGGCAGTACTAGAGTATTCCTACATTGTCAACATTCACCAGGCCAAGAATTCCATTGGTAGCTTGCTTGGTTCTCCAACTGGCTCCTTCGATCAAGACGGTCAGTTAGAATCCGGTCATGCCCTTTCTGGCTCTAATTTAGAACTTAGATATCCTAAATTCAAGTTTGGATATGCCCAGAGAGTTTCCGACACTTCGATAGCCCAAGTAGGCTTAGGTCCCAGCGACACGCTTTATTCTGCCTCTTTTGATGTTTCCAGTGGGAATCAGGACTACGATTTGCAGACAATTATTTCAGGAAGTTCCAACGCAAACGAAGACAACGGAACGGGTAATACAGTTAAGTTTGCCGGCCTGGTTGGAAACAGTAAGATTTTAATTAAAAGGGTTTACTACAAGACGGCCCGCGCAATGTGGAGGTTCTTTGGCTATTATGGCGGTATCAATGTCTTGGGTAGTCTCACCACCTATGGACAATATGCCGACGATTCTACATTCCAAGTTGTTCCTGTTTGGCAAAACAAGCAACAGGCAATGGCGTATGAGGATGCGATTTATACTAGAATTTCCCACTATTCATATGAGATTTCAAACAATAAAATAAGAATTTATCCGCCTCCCCCCGAAGGCGATCCTGGGTTCAGCACGATGTGGATAGACTTTGTAATCCCACAGGATCCGTGGGATTCTGATGCGGGCGTTGATGACGGGACAGAGGGCATCAACAATATGAATACGTTGCCCTTTGAGAACATCCCCTATAATAGTATCAATAGCATTGGAAAACAATGGATTCGAAGGTTCGCCCTCGCGCTTTCGAAAGAAACCTTGGGACAAATTCGCGGAAAGTTTACAACGATACCTATCCCCGGGGAGTCGGTCACTCTCAATGCTGATGCGCTAATAACCCAGGCCAAAGAGGAGCAGTCGGCGTTAAGGGACGAGTTAAAGGCAACGCTCGACGAAATGACTTACAAGCAGATTGTGGAAGATACTGCAGCGATTTCGGAAAACACGTTAACAATTAACAAAGACATACCAGTTCTTTCAATATACGCGGGGTAATAGAGAATGGCAAATGAATGGTCACAGCCTGGTAATCCTCCGCCTCCCCTCTTCTTAGGAAAGAAGGAAAGAGATTTAGTAAAGCAAGTCAATGATGAGCTTATTGAGAGGGTCATTGGACAACCCATTCTTTATTTTCCTATTGACTTATCTCGCACAAATTTCCATTCCCTGTATGGCGAGGCAATAAGGAAGACTTTTCTGCCTCCTGTTCGCGTATACGTCCTTGTTGACTGGGAGGGGCAGACCACACAGACCGGCCGTTATGGTATTGATAAGAGGTCTTCTTTGACCGTACACTTCCACAAAAGAAGGTTGACCGAGGACCAGGATCTTTTTGTGAGAGAGGGCGACTTCATCCAGTTTGATAAACTTTATTATGAGATTGCCACCCTTAATGAACCTAGGCTTCTGTTCGGACAAGAAAGCCACAAGCTTGAAATAAGCGCAAAATGTATAAGAGCCAGAGAGGAGGTATTCAATGCCAAGTAAGAAGCCAAGTTACTTCTCTACACGCAACAGGCGCCAGAAAGATTATTCTTACACTGATGCAGAAGACACCTCCGTTATCAAGGAAGTGATACCATTTCAGGAATCTACCTTAGAAACAGTTGATACGGCGATGTTTAGGTGGATAGACGAAGAGATGAATGTTTCCGCAAAAGGCAATACAGGATTCAAAAAAGTCCCAGTGTTGTGGGTTTCTGCAGAAAGGGCCTATCAAATCAAGAAAGATAAAGGATTGAGAGACCAGGATGGTACTCTTATTTTCCCCCTAATAACTGTTGAAAGAACAAGTGTCGTAAAGAGTCTTAGTAAGAAAGGCGCAATTTTTAACTCCTTTGCTGTTGATGATATCCGCGGCGGCTCTATAACAATTGCGAGACAAATCAATCAAGAAAAGACTTCCAATTTCGCAAATGCCGACGCCTACAAAAGAAGGGGTACGCTAGCCCGCCCGGATTCTGGCATTAATCAGAGAAACTTTCCTCGTAAAAATAAGAAAGTTGTTTACGAAACCATTACAATTCCGGTACCTGTTTATCTGGATATGCAGTACGACATTTATGTCAGGACAGAGTACCAGCAGCAAATGAATGAGATTATAGCCCCATTTTTAGTCAAGACTGGGAGCCTAAATTACTTTCATGTTTACAACGAAGGCCACGGTTTTGAAGCATTTATACAAGAAGATTACGCCCAGGAGAACAATGTTTCTTCACTGGATGAGGAAGAGAGACAGTACCAGACTAAGATAACTATCAATGTCTTGGGGTATGTTATCGGGGCTGACACTAACCAGGAGCAACCGAGGATAGTGAGGCGCGAAAACGCTGTCGAGGTTAAGATCCCACGCGAGAGAGTGATCGTTGGTGAGATCCCCGATCATATTGATAAGAGAGGATTTTATCGGGATTAATTTTCTTCTTTTCACAGTAGCCCACACTATTTATAGAAGAAAATACACTTATGTAAGGAGAGTTTATTAGCATGGCAAGAAAGTTTAAGTTTATATCCCCTGGAATTTTTCTCCGTGAAGTAGACGAGTCGGTTCTGCCCGATGAGCCTGGTGCCGTTGGCCCTGTAATCATTGGAAGGACGCGAAAGGGACCCTCCTTCGTACCCACGAAGGTCAGTTCTTATTCAGAGTTTGTTGAGGTCTTTGGTACGCCCGTCGCTGGTATTGAAACCAAAGGTGACGTTTGGCGATCTCCCGAGGCCGGAACGGCTCCGACCTATGCTTCCTTCGCCGCGCAAGCGTGGCTAACGAACAACTCTCCTTGCACCATCGTCCGCCTTGCAGGCGCCCAGAATCCTAGCAACGATGGGACAACCGCAGCTAAAGCCGGTTGGAAGACGGCAAAAACGCCAAATCCCGATATTAGTGAGAACGGCGGCGCCTACGGACTCTTCATCTGGAATTCTGGTAGCACAAACCCTGATGACACTGCCAGCACGGGCACCCTTGCTGCTGTGTGGTATTTGGAGCAGGGTGCGTTAACCCTGAGCGGAACAACATCGACTGCCGGTATCGCCACCGACCCCGCGCTGGAGGGCGTTGTTACTTCCTCTGCCGGCGACTTAATCGTCTCAACCGGCAACCAGACCTCTGGAGGTCAATGGAAGGTGTCCATCCGGGACAATGCCGGCATTGTAACCGAGACTAAGTCTTTTGGCTTCAATAAGCAGAATGGCTCCTTCATCCGCTCTGTCTTTAATACAAACCCGACTGTGACAAACACCACAGTCACAACGGCGGCCAATCAAAAAAGGTATTGGCTTGGTGAGACTTTCGAGTCCAACGTCCTTCGGTCCACCACCCTGTCACAGTCAAATGGCACCCTGGTTGGTGCCATCTTGGCTCTTGCAGATGGCACAAACGATGGAGCAACCTTCCAGAACGAAGTCACCCAAGCTCAGAGTGGTTGGGTCGTCTCGCAGGACACTAGCGACGACTCGGACGCCTATCAACCAGATAAGATGCAAAAGCTCTTTAAAATCAAGAGCCGTCCATCTGGTGGCGAGTGGGACCAGGCAAGTGTTAAAGTTTCCATCAAGAATATCAGGTACAATCTCGATACGGAGTTGGAGCCATACGGTTCGTTCACTGTGGAAGTCCGCCGTGTATCTGACAACGATCAGGAAGTGGAAGTTCTTGAATCCTTTGGTAACCTAGATCTAAATCCAAACTCTACGAACTACATTGGTAGAGTAATCGGAGATAAGGACATTGTTTGGGACTACGATAAGAGAAGGTTCACTGAGGTTGGCAACTACCCCAATCGCTCAAGATACATCACTGTAGAGGTGCACTCCACTGTTGAGGAGGGTGATGCTGACCCAATGTTGCTTCCTTTTGGGTTCTTCGGCCCTCCAAGATATAAGAGTGCAGTGCTAGCCACCAACACTGGCGCCACGGCCTTCGATCCCCAGGCCCTCACGTTTATCACTGCTGGAACAGCAAGTATTCCGTTTGGCCCGCACGCCGACCCGGAGATCGGGTCGGTGTTTATCTCACAGACTGGAAGCACTGCCCAACTTAAGTTGCCCACCGTGTTCCCAAGTTTGGTTGATTG